TAGACTTTGTTACCACTGTAGGTAGTTTCAGAAGCTTCCTTACGGTTGCTTTCTGTCTTTTGACGATCTAGTTCTGCTTTACCACGAGCAGCAACTTTAGCACGGAGACGAGCTAGTTGAGCTTCAGTAGGTTTTGCAGTTTGTTGACCAGACTGGGTAGCACCAGTCAATTGTCGTGCTGCTCCAGCTTGAGCCGCTAGCAGCTTTTTGACGGCAGCATTGCCACCACCAGCTTTAAAGTGTTTTTCGTTTACACTAGCCATTGATGTGATCTAAAATTAGTTGTGTACGTTGTGGGTGTAGACCGAAGCGTGCTAGCATCCAGTCTTCCCAGTGTTCTGATCCCTTGTCCTGATTACAACATTGACATGCTGGGACACAATTTCTTGTGATGGTCTCACCTCCTTTTGATCGGGGTTTGACGTGATCGATTGTGAGTTCATGTAGTTCATAAGATTCTCCGCAATAAACACATTGACAATTAAAGCTTTCTTTGATAGCCCGCCTCCAAAGACGGGTTGCCTCAGAGGATGTCATGGTTATTAGGTTGTGTAAGTAGTAATCAGAGTTAGGGAAAAGAGGAGTCATGCAGATCGTCTAGCAGCATTTGATTTAGCGTTTTGGGGTCTTCCTTTAGTAGAGCTACCAGAATAATGGCCAGCTTCACGGGGATCACCCTTATCTAATTTCAATTGCCGTCTAAGACGATTAGCATTCACTCGGAGTGCTAATCCTTTTTTAGTTTTGTTATATGCTTTCTGTTGGGACTTGTGATTCCCATTAGCATACTTGGGTCCTTCAAACCCTTTGCTTGCTGCCATACAATCTCCGTTGTACAAGTTCAGGGTCAATTTGTGGTATCACATTGGCTAGTTTATCAAGGGGGTTACCCTCATACGCTACGCCACTAATGTCATTAGCTTTCAGCCAGTCACAGGCTGCTTTAAGGTCTTGAGTAGAAGCTTCACCAGACCGCACACGGTTCAGGAACTCTTCAGTTACAAGGTTATGCAATTCATTGAACTGCTGTTCATTTGCCTTTTTCATAGTTTTTTGTTATTAGTGCCATGACCATTACCATTAGCCCGTTGAATACCATAAGTAGCCAAGGTCCCACTTAATAGACTAGCTATAAAAGTGGGATCCATTTTAGGCATATGTCCTAAATAAGACATAGTTAAGATACCAGCAGACCAGAACAGTACACAGACTTTAACTACTTCTGTAAACCATCCTTGGTGCTCTTCATTCATTCTTCAGAAGGCTCAGGTTCTGGCTCAGGTTCTGGCTCAGGCTCAGGTTCTGGCTCAGGCTCAGGTTCAGGTTCCGGTTCAAGCAAAGTTGCTTGATATGCAGAAATCACATCAGCTGTCCAGACTGCACCAGTAATTTGTTGTACGATTTGAGCTTTAGAAGACACATCATCACCAGGATGCAGTAGTTCACGATGATATGTACGACCAACTTCAACACCATCTTTAAGAACAATGTCAGCACGCCGTACACCAATAATTGAGTATGGAGGAAGAACCTCCACTTTGTATTCTTGTTTTTCAGTAAAAGCCATTAAGAACGTCCTCCAGACGAAATAGGTTTAGGCATTATTCAGCAGTAATGTAAGAAATACTCCCGATTAATCTAAGATCATTATCGCATTCAGCGTCAGTCAAACTGGTTGAGTCATTTACAGAGCCTGAACTACGAACATAGTAGAATCGAGCATTATTATTAGCCGCATTAGCACCAACTTGAATAGCACCTTTCATAGGAGCTGAAGAATCGACACCTTCTTGCCAGTAAACAGAACCACCAACTGCTTGATCGTTCGTACTGCCAGTGCCTTGAGCAACTGTAAACGGTAATGTTATAGCTACAGTACCTGTTGATGTTCCTTTAGCAGAAAGTCGGATTTGGAATTGACAATTAACGACATTACCAACTTTGGTGTAATCACCAGATTCAATGGTTTGATTCATACTAACCCTTGCACCACCAAAACTTAATTCTGGACCCCAAGTACCTTCCTCGTAGTCATCCAGCGTTTTGCTGCTGGCACTACCAGGAGTATTATCAGTGCCAAACTGAATACCAGCGTCAGTACCTTCTAGGAAAAGTTTGCCGTTTTGGTTAATGGTTACTTGACGTGTTCTTGTACCATTTTTTGAAGTAGCAAGAATTAAAGCACCATTTGGAGTACCATCATTATTAAGGATACCACCACCAATGTATGCGTATTCTTGGAAATTAGTGCTATTGGAGTTTTGCAGCTGAAAACCGATACCAACACCAGCACCAGTTAATTCAGTACTTGGCTCTTGCCTAGCATTTCTCCTAATTGCAACCGCTCCATACGTTTCAGAATCACCGGTTGAACGGTCCTCAAACATTGCAGGAGTTCGAGCAGGAGAATCGCTTAGGGCGCTATAAACGTGTAGTTGTGCGTTGGTCGGGAACGTACTCTCAGTAGTGCCTACAGTATTGTTGAGTGGATTAATTACAACCTGACCAAGATGGTTCATCTTCATGGCCAGCTTAAGGTTTACGCCAGCGCTAGTTCTAAACAAGAGACCGGTGTTTAAGCTATTAGATGTTGCATTACCAAGAGCAAGGTTATAAATGCGACCAGCTGTATTTGATAGGTCATCCCCATCACCATAAGCCCATTGTAGAGCACCTAATACATCATTAGCTTGAACAGCTCCATGAGCATTTTGATTATCGCCTCTAGCTTTAGCCAGGATAAAAGTAGGTGGCGCAGTATCATCAGTCACTCTAGTAATAGCTGCTGTTGTACTGTTCCAAGTTGTACCTCTTATTTCAAACCTAGGAGTAAGGTTGGTGGCAGTTAGTTGCTTAGCAGTTTGATCACCAGGAATAAGAATATTACCTTCGCTGTTGATACGCATCCGCTCACTCAGAGTAATCGCATCATTAACTTCAGCAGTATTAGGAAATGTGTCGAACCTAATTCCCTGGTTAGAGCTCATGTCAATCTGAGCACCACCGCCATTAGCGCCAGCTACGTTTGAGTTACCAGCGGCATTAACATTAGTAGTTATTCTACCAGATCTAGAGAGAACAAGGCTTCCTGAATTACTACCAGGATTCATCACGATATCCGCATTTGCGTTATCCATGAGGAGATCGTTCTTCATTAGAACGTCACCATTCGACTGGATACGCATTGCCTCGTTTTGTTGGATATCAAACGCAATTGTATTGTCAGTTGGTGCTCGCAGTGTTAAAGATTTGCCATTTGCAGATGACAGTAGATACTGATCAACATCACCAGAACCAACCAATTTGTTATATGAACCTACGAATCCAAATTGTGTTGTTCCATCACTAAAACACAGCAAAGGACCAGTGTCTTGCTCTACGTGTAATTTTTGAGCAGGATCACTTGTGCCAATACCAACATTATCACTATTAGTAGTCAGGTGTACATCACTACCGTCTTTAGTCCAAATAGGATCAGAATCAGGGCTAACCCAAGACGTTACACCATCACCATCAGTCCTAAGAATTTGACCAGACTCACCAGCATCAATAGGTAAGGTCAGAGTCCAGTTAACAAAATTAGCAGTAGCTTGTGGCGATTGCACTGTTACTCTACGAGTATTATCGCCATTATCAGAGCCATTAATTTTAATAGCATTACCTGCTCTGATTTCAATATCATCAGTAGCACTCTTCAAGCGAGTATCAGTACCATTCAGTTCCCAGAGGTTACCTGCTTGACCACTACCATCAGTCCAAGACAAGTTACCATTAGCATCAGTAGTAAGTACAGTATTGGCAGTTAGAGCAGCAGTTGGCCAGGTGTAAGTACGACCACCAAAACCAGTTGTAGCAGCAGAAGCAAGTTCAACATCACGGTTAATAACCAATGCTTCAGCACCACCACCAGTACCACCACTAATGGTGATTCTGTCTGCGTTTGTAGCTGAAACAATCTCCTTGTTACCAGCAGAGAAGTTGATATTACCAACGCTACTCATATCACCAGAGACATTACCACTATGGTCATGGTCTTGTCCCCAGATAGTTACCTGGTCTACATCAATACCATCAGCAGTTACTGTGGTACCAACACCACTATCAGTAACAGCAATGGTAACTTGACCAGCAGCAGGTGAGTCAACAGTAACAGTAATAGAATCACCACCAACTAGGTCAGTAGTACCACCACCACCTTGTAGCCAACGGGCATCACCAGCAGCAGTAGTAGCAAAGGTGTTGTTATTAGACGCCCATGCAACACCTGATTGTAGTGCTAGGTTACTAACCCATGCAGTACCGTTCCAACGCAGGACACCAGGATTAGGGTCTACAGGGTCACCAACATTAACATCATCAAGATCATTGAGATCCATCCCTTGACCAGGGATAATAGGATCATTGTCATTACCATTGACCATGAAGCCAATAGTAGACCTAAGCTCTTGAATAAGGAACAACAACTGCTTGTTGTCCATATTAAGATCACCAGCCCTAATAGCAGCTCCAACTTGGAACTGAGCTAACATATTACAAATGTTAGTCCTACGACCAATGATTACTGAGTGACCACCAGGAGCAGAATTAAAGACAACTGACGATGTGTCGTTGTTTACTGTATACTCATCATTTTCGTCACCTTGATCACGGAGTACAGGATCAGCATTTTCTGTAGCTTTAGTAAATACTACAATATCTGTTGTTCTCTTTTCATATGGAAAGACGATAAGAAATGTAGTACCGTCTAAACCAGTTGTGTATATCGTGGGTGGTAATGTATTGTGCCCTTGATCATTTAAGGTCTGGACACATGAATTAGATTGAGGCATGGTTATCGGATAGGCATGTTGTTAAGGAGTTCCTGGGCTTCTTGGAAACGATCATTAGCGGCATCAGGATATTGCTTTTGTGAAAGCTCTGATGCTTCAATCTTTTTCTGAGCCTGGATGAGTCGTTGAACTGTCGGGTCAAGAGCAATCTTAGCCCATGCCTTCTTTTGTGCCCTTCTAAAGACACCAGAAATTAGTTCATTAACCTTATAGGTTCGAGGTTCTTTCCCAATGAAACCAGCGTTTCTGTCTTTCTCCATTTGTTTGAGAGACTCTTGGACATCCTTTCGGCTTGCTAGTTCATTGAGTTGAGATTCTAGATCTTGATCGCCCATTGCTTTCTGATACATCGACCTAACTTCTGGATAGTCTTTAAGGTTTACACCATCAGGGTTAGCATAGACAGCAATGTTAAGGTCATAACCACTGTTAAACAACATGGTACGACCAGGGGAGTTGAGAACATTGAGTTGAACTGGAGAGAACATATTAAACATTCTCGTTACAAAACTATGGTCTTTGATTGGTTTACCAGTCAGGAAGTCATACTTAACAGGTAGAGATTGACCAGCAATAAGTTCAGTAAGTTGGTTACGGTTACGGATAGAGGAGGCAAGATCAGAGTTCAATTCCTTCATGTAAGGGTTGAGCAGCTTACCTAGTTCATTACGTAGACCACCCATGGGGATTTGGTTGTTAGCTAGGTTAGCAGCAACCTTCCCGACTTCACCAGGGTTATTGAAGAGTTCTACCAGTTGAGATAGACCACTGAGGTAGGACTTAGACACAGTACCTTGTGCAAGAACTGTAGCCAGACGTTGTAGTCTTTGTTCTGTCCATTCAGGTCCCATCAGTTCTGAGTTATCACCAACGTCAGCAACGTGAGAGAGGATAGAGTTAAAGGGTTCAAATGCTTCATAAGAGACCCAGACATCACCAAGTTTAATAGAACGAGGTTGCCATCCAGCAGCCTGCCAAGTCTTCCTTTGAGCAGTGTTCATCGGACCATTACCAGTCAGACGATCACTCATAAAAGCCATAGAGGCCATGGTAACAAGACTAGCACCCATTGCCATTCTACCCTTTTGGATAGCTTTAGCATTGTCTAGTTGTTGACCATTCATGATACCAATGTCTAACAGTTTACCAGAGTTAGCCATCTCATAGGTACCATTAGCAATCCTCCTTTCATCCTTAACCAACAGGTTAAAACCAGGGAGGTGTTTAGCAGTCAACTCAAGACCATTAACACCAGTCCTAGCAAAAAGGAAGAAAGGTTTAGCCCATGGAGTTCTATTGAAGAGTTGTTCCATACCCTTAGTAAAACCACTAAGGTCACGGGTAAGAGTCGCCTCTTCTTGCATATACTTTAGAGCAGCATCAGACTCAAAGTTGATAGTACCATCAGGATTGGTGATTTTTTTCATGAAGTCATCTTCGACTTCCTTCATCCATTTCTTATCAACAATAGGTAGGTTACCAGCAGGACCTTCAGACTGTTTAGCCCAAGCCTTTTCCATTGATTCCATCCTAGCACGAGCACGAGCCATGATGTGACCGAAGGCATCATCAGTGGATTGCATCAGTTTGGAAGAGTATGTGAGGAGACTGTTATCATTCAGAGTCCGTGCCATGTTACCCCAGAGGTAAGCAGCTTTCTGACCTTCATTACCTTCACGACTCATGATCCACTCACCCATAGCTTCCCAGTCACGGGTACGCTTATCGTAATTAATATAACGAGTCTTAATGGTACTCATATCACCAGCCCAGTAAGCACTGAGTTTAGTTTTAAAGAGTTTCCATGCTTCAGGCATCGCCTCTACCATAGCAGAACTAGCAGCGAGACCTAGTTGCATTTGTCTTCCATCAAGCGTAAACATACCTCCTAGGGCCTGTGCGATGGGTCTAGAGAAGCCTGCGATGGTTGTACCCATAACAGCCTTTACAGGGGTCTTAGGACCGCTCAGGATGCTATTTACCATAACACCTTGGAGTTCTTTAATGACCATATTAGGGTATTGTTTACCTTGGAACTCACCACCTGTAAGGCGTGCCTTCATGAACTGCTCTAAGTCTTCCCAGTTTTGGATCTTATTAGACATAGAGAATGCTTCGAGTAATGCCTCAGGTAGAGCACCAGAGTCACTCTTCTGTACTGTTTCCAGTAGCATATCAAGAGACGCTTCAGTCTCTTGTTTCATATTAGCTAGCCGTTCACGTAGAACCTTGTTAGCTACATCTTCACCTTCTACAGTACGTAGTTTGCGGAACTCACTAGAGATCAACATCCTAGACTTCTTAACATTAGCCATACCATAGATGAAGCGGTCACGGATAGCAGCTACAGGACCATCAACGTCCCATACATCAAATACATCCTTCCCTTCCCTTGCGACTAAAGCATAGTCACGCATCTCTTTAAACAGAGAGGCATTGATCAAGTCAGCAGCAACTACGTTCTTCATGGTCCAGGCATCGATACCACCGAACCTGTCCATCTCTTCATCGATAGGACGCCAGAACTCTTCTGCTGAAAGACCAGAGGTGTTACGACCTTCAACTAGTTGTTGCATACGTTGATAGCTAGAACGGAATACCTCTCTAGCATTCATGTTATTATCAGCTGCTTCTTGGATTAGACGGGCAAACCTGTCTTCACCAAGCATACGGCGCATTACATCTTCATAGGTCTTACCGTCTACATCGACGATTTCATTAGACCTGCGGATCTGAGCAGGAGTAACAGTGGCATAAGTAGAACCAAGCTGACCATCAAAACCATTGTTATCAATCTCATCCAACTGCTTCATGATGGTGTGTGTACGACCCCTAGGGAGTGCAGTACCCATGTCATCATCAGCCAGAGGTTTGTTCTTATACCCACCAAAACCAGGGAGTTCTAGTTGACGTGTACCTTCCTCTTTGATCTGTTCAGCTACATCCATACGGTTAACTGCTTGTTGATCAGCAGCACGTTCAGCAGGAGTACGTTGGGGAAGATCAAGTTCTAGTTGTTGAGCTTCTTTAGCACGACCTTCCATGGCAACTCGTTTGGCTTGTGCCCTAGCACCAGTGTCTCCAGCAGCCTTTGTACGACTGCCTTTGAACCGACCACCAAGAGCCTTACCAAGTACCATCATCAGACCACCACCAACCATACCAATCCCTAGTCCTTCTGCTACGTTCTTAGCAGTCATGACCATGGGAGAGTCTTGATCATTAGTAGCTAGTGGTGTATCAAGAGCAGGGAACTGTTGTTTAAGAGCTCCCATAGCGTTTTGATCTTGGGAGTACTCAGAGATAAGGTCCGATCCAGCACCAATACCAGCGTCTAGTGCCATGGCTTTCTTCCAACCTAAAGCACCTTTACCAACTGCTGTTAGTCCACGTACTCTAGATAACCAAGTAGCACCTGCACCGGCTGTACCAGCTGCCGCAGCAGCACCACCTGTAATAGGTAGAGCAGCAACAGCACCAGTAATAGCAGCACCAGTTGTACCAAAGTGGACAATACCACGTACGACATTACCCCACCACGTCTTAGTAATAGGGTTTAAGTCACCACCAAGGGGATTGAAGTCAGGAGCATAAGCTGTACCTGCCTTCTGCATATCCCCATTGACCATATCCATCAGTCGTTCTGGAGCAGTAACGATAGATGAGGCAGTGTCACGGACACCACCTGTTACAGCTGAACTGAACTCAGCCCAAGCATCACCTACGTTCCAACCAACCCCATCACGTCGGGGATCGTCTTCATCTAAGTCTTCATACTCAGGAGTATTGGGATCATCTTTTCTAAGCTTAGCTTCTTCATCTTGGGTAGGGGCACCTTCTGCCTTTCTAACCTCATTTTCTTGAATATTACCACTAGTCTCAGAAGCCTCAGCCTCATCATCTAGTGCTTGTTGTTGTACAGCATCGGCTTGTTCTTCCACGTTGGCAGCAGCCAGACCAAAGTCCGCTTTCTGCACCTGTTCAGCATCGATGATAAAATCATTAGTTGACATTTTATCGTAAACTAGGGCTTATATTTTGAGGAGCGTTATAAGGAGACGCAGCAGCAAGTGCTTTGATCCGTTCTAACAATCCCTGATAAGTAGTATTACGACCAGCCTTATTGACACCATCGTTATAATAAGAACCACCTTCTGCTGTATGAAGTGCTGCCCATTGACTCGCAAGCCCACGTGCAAAACTCTGCGCAGAGATCTGTCCCTTC